TGCAGGGTTTGTTATAAGGTTTTTTATTTGTTCGCAGCCCTTACCCGCTAATGTCTTGCGTAGTATATCCCCGAACTTATTTTCTTTGTTCCCTATCAATGCGTCCATAACCGCACTGCTACCTTCTGGTACGTACTTGCTAGGAACTGGTATCGGGTCATCGCCGAGTAATTCGGCAAACGCATCGAAATCTACAGGGTCAGGCATCCCCATACCAAAGAACTCAACAGGACTTGGTGGGTCTGTCTTGTGGTTATGTGTGTAAGGTACGCGCAGTACGCGCGCGGCGTCTGCCGTAACAGCAGGGTCTGCTAATAAGTTATTATCCGCGCACAGCTTCTTTAGGCGCTCCGCTACAGGTAGCCACTCTATCAATTTTACTGATTGTTTTAGAAACCAATATACGTGTACGCCACGCCCTGAGTTTACTAGCAAAGGGTTCGGTAGCGAGAACTGTTGACAAAAACCACGTAGGGCTTTCATAGCTTCTTCTTGTGAAGCGTAATCTTTACTAGGCCCACAATCTAAATCAAGAAACAACGTGTTAAGTTCTTTTACGTTATCTACTTTACGCGATCCTTCTTCTTCAAACGTAGCTAAAGCAAAGTACGCGTCGTAACCTTCCGCATCTAAATTATGTGCAGCCTCTATAAGAGCATCTATTGAGTCGTAGAACTTTTGTACCCTGCGGTCATCGCTAGTGCGAAACGCGAACACACAATAAAATCCTTCACTCCCCAGTGCCTTGTCTAAGAATTTTTTTGTTTCCATAATAATTGCCTATACCGAAAGATACCACGACAGGGGTGTCGGCACTCACCCTCTTCGGTACATATGTACCTAGTCGTGGCAGAGTCATTGCTAATACCTAGTCATCCCAGTTATCAACAATATCACTCAAGCTGCTTTCATCCTTGGGAGAAGGATCAGATTTTTTAGCAACTTTCTTCGGCTCTTCTACAGATTCCTCTGCAGATTCCTTTTTCGGGGCATCAAACAAAGCTTTCTTGGGTGCCTTGTTCTCTTCTTCGCCCTTAGTTTCCATCTGCGATACAGTCATTGTAATAGCTTTGATTGTATCTGGACTGTCTTTTAGTTCTACTACCTTCTTGAGTTCAGCTTCTTCCAACGGACGAACTGCCTTGAAAAGTAGTTTCGGTGTGTCGCTGTTATCGTCAAAGTACATGTTAGTGACAATAGCAATCGCAGGTGTGTTATGTGCGTTCAGATACCGAGCATAAGCCTGCATAGGCATCTTGCCATTTTTAGCATCACCGAACACGCTAGTAGCTGGAAGCTGCAACTGATAAACCTTTTCTAGGTCACCTTCCAACGCCACAGCAATACGCTGCGCGAACCTACAAGCACGGCTCTCGCCTTGCCCAGAACCCTTTACGTTTTGTTTGCAGTCCATACAACGTGCGGCTTGCCGCTGGTCTTCTGGCACCTCTGGTGCAGGGGTTTGAGTATCTGCTGACCAGCAAGCTGGCGGTGCAGGGTTTTCGGGATCGTAAGTGCCAGCATAATAAGTACGAGAAATCTTGGCGGCATTAACAATAACAACATTCATGTTATCGTCTTTGCTTACGTTAACTTGCTCCTTACCGACAATCTCACGAAACTTACCACCACGTAGGCTGATACGGCGAGCACCGCCACCGCTATTGCCGCTTAAAAGGTTGTTGTTTACATCGTTAAGGGACTTAAATAAATCGCTAGTAGCGAGCGCATTGTTTTCAAACAAGGTTAAATTCGACATTTATATCTCCTAAAAGTCGTCGTCGATTGATGGCTCATCAGCCATATTTAGTGAGCCGATACCGGCAGTAGTAGCTACAGTAGCTACCGAAACTGTTTCGTCTCTATCCTTTGAAGTCAAAGCATCGGATACGTCAGCGACACAGAACCGATAAGTGTTACCAATTTTTACATAGGTATCTTTCGGAATGTGCCCATTACGCACCCAGCCTCGGATAGTCGAGACAGATACAGAAAAGTGTTTTGCTAAGTTCTCTATTGGAACATACGGGCCAGTCATTATTTTCTCCTAACTGATATGGTAAACTCCGAATCCACATTCAGCCCTGCGGGTAATACATCGGGGTTTTCTTCTAGGAACTGCTTTACATTGGTTTGATTAAGTCGTTTGTCAAAGAACTCTGGAACCTCATGTTCAAGCACAAACTTGTACATAGATTCCCAATCACTAGTCCAGTAACGTGACCTAGTTGACCTGTAAACCAGCCCTGCGTTGGTACGTACACTCTCGACACCTTCTTCTTTACAGTAATCGAGTAGTGCTTGTTTGATCTTGTCTAGCTGAGAGACAAGTATTTCGTCTTCCTCTTTGTACTTGGCAGACAATTCTGCCCGCTTATCGCGTATTTTGACATAAGCATTAGTGAGTTTTTCGATAGATACTCCGTTTGATTCTCCCATTTTTACCTCCTTTTAACTATCGAGTTTTGTAATGTAGTGGTAGGAAATAGGCTAGTCAAGTATTTCTTTGTAAAGATCAATCATTTTTGTGTGTACATCAATTCTGTTGTCTAATAACGCGTAAACACGTTTTTCTATGGCAGATCCTTGGAGCTGCACAACAGTGCACGGATGTTTTTGTCCTGATCTATGAACACGTGCGTTAGCTTGGGCGTAAGTTTCCAGTGAGCTAGTCGGCCCCCACCAAACAACTGTGTCAGCCGCTGTTAGGGTAACTCCGTGTGCCGCAGATTGTGGCTGGATAACTAACACCTTGGGGTCTGATTGTGTCTGGAATCTTTTGAATATGTCTGTACGTTTAGATACAGGCACATCGCCCTTTATCACATCGACAGTAACACCATCTCTACGCAGTTTGTCGGTGAGGATATCTATGGTGTGCCGGAACGGTACGAACACCAAAACTTTTTGGCTAGTCTCGTTAATGACTTCTTGCAGCACCTGATACCGATGCTTGATATCAAACTCTAGTGCATCACCACTATCGGTATAGATGGCACCAGCGGATATCTGTAGAAGTTTGTTCATGTTGACTGCGGCATTGGCGGCAGTAATTTCTTCGCCAGCCGCTTGCATGACCATACGTTTCTTCAATGTTTCGTAATACTTTTTCTGCTGCCTTGTTAATTCAACTTGACGCTTTACGTAGATCATTTCTGGTAGGTCTAAGCACTCGGCCTTAGTGAATCGTATAGCAGGTTGGAGTGCCCTATACACAGTGTCGGTTGCGTTCTCTTTCGGCATCCATTTGAACTGCGTAATTTTAAACATAACCATGTCACGGAAAGAGCAAAAGAATCGTGGCACAGCTAGTGGATTTACTAACTTAGCCAGACCGTAAGCGTCCAGTGGAGACTGCGCAGCAGGTGTACCTGTCATCATCCACAACCACATATCGGGTGTTAGCAATTTGTTTAAGGTCTTCCAGCGTTTAGTCTGTACGTTCTTGTAGTGTGTCGCTTCGTCAACAATAATGAGATCGAACCCACCATTTGCTATAGCGTCGGATACAATCTCTACACCATCATAATTTATTATTACAAAATCAGCAGAGCCGGATATTATTTCTGCGCGTTTCTTCGGCGCGCCGTACGCTATATCTACAGAACGGTGCATAGCAAAACTAAACAAGTCAGCCCGCCACGCACTATCCATAATCGACAACGGACAGATAACTAACACACGCCGTATGACACCTTGCTTCATTAAGAAGTCAGCCGCCCATATTGCGCTAGCAGTTTTGCCAGTACCTTGCTCGTTAAAACAAAACGAACGTTTGTTCATCGTCAAGAATGATGCGGTGGTACGTTGATGTGCGAAAGGTTTGTGCTGCCCGGGCCAGTCGTAACGTCCTTCTATGGGTGATGGCACGTTAATGTTTAGGCTTCTCAACGTATGAGTTTCGGGTACGCCCCACTTAACAGCTACGGTATTGTTGGGTAGTTGTTTGCTGTTTGGTATGACAGTTGTTACTTGTGCCGGATTTTTTAGGCGCAACAACAGTGCCTTGTTGTCGTATATTTCCACATTGTTCTCCATCGCAACGCCACTTTTATTAGTGACGCGGTTCTTGTTAGTGTCGCACTAACGTCCTCTCTTTGGGCTACTTAACGCGCCACCTGCAGTGCGGTTCCGTTTGCGGCTCTGAACGGTTACTCCGTTCTTATTGCTACCGCCTTTGCTTAAAGGTTTTTTATGGGCAACATCTTTGCCCTCACGCTTATCGGCTTTGCCATTGTTGTTAGCGTCTTTACCTGTCTTGTCCATCTTACGCCGTGCGCGTTGCCGTTCCATACGATCAGCATGTTCGCCTCTGGCTTTCTGTTGTTCGTATTCTTTTTTATACGGTCTAGGTTTTTTTACATATACCATCAGTGACCCCCATTGTGTACACACTCAGTTACAGGGCAGTGCCGCCTACACAACCCACTTGGTTTTGGGTTCCATACGTCTGTGTTAAAAGCTGTTTCCATACGATTGTAGTTAGCCAGCCATTTGTTCCAGAGTATAGGTGACGTTTGTTCTTCGTAACTATCTTTGATTAGGTCTTTACTAATAACAAACAGCAACCCTGCACGGACTTTCTTGACTTGCGGAAAGTGTTTGAACACTGTGAGAGCCATAAGTTCGAGTTGGCCTTTATCAGCGTATCGTGCGTTCTTACCTGTCTTGTAGTCTATCACCCACGCTAGGTCATCGTCTAGGATAATTAAGTCTGCGATACCACGAAACCAAACATCATCTGCAAAGAAGTCACACGGCTCCAAGTTTTCTGTAAGCCCCATCTTGCGCTCACATAATTTGTCACCCTGCTTTGCCTTCAAAGATTCCAGTGCAGATAAAGCAAAACTAATCCTTGGGTCAAGCGGCTCATCGCCCTGCATGAAGTCTTCTGCGGCTTTGTGAAACTCTGTGCCGTAGCGCATAGCCTCGGTCTCAACGACAGGATACTGTTTCAGTATCTTCTCATGGTAGAACTGCTTTGGGCATTGCTCAAAGGCTTTGATTCTACTGAACGACCAAGGCTTTATACTCATAGGTAACCTTCTAATCGGCTGCGTAAGAGCTGCCATTGATGCGGACTTAGGTTTGTTATATCGTTTAGCATCATCAATAACTCTTCCAACTCCTTGGGAGACATAGCCTCAAGCAGTTCTGGAGGTATATCTTCAATATCACTCACTCACAATCTCCATAAGATTTACCAATGCCAGCTTCACAGTCAATAGGCAGACCATCTGCCCACTCAG